CCCTGATGACCTACTACCACAAGCACCAGCTGCGAACCCTGCGGGAGATCGTTCACCGCTGGGCACCGCCGAATGAAAACGACACCGACGCCTATGTCAGAAGCGTTTGCCAGCGCATCGGCCTGACCGAGAAACAGCGCCTGCCCATGGGCATCAGCCCATTACTGAACCCATTAATAAAAGCCCTGATCCATCACGAACTCGGATGCCAGCCTTACAGTGACTGGCTCATTGATACCGGCATCACCTGGGAAAAAGAAGGCGTACCCCACCGGATTATCCACTGAAACCAGCAAGCAAAAGCAAGGAACGCTTATGAGCTTCAACAAAATTGCCACCACCCTGGTCAACACCTTAACCGGCGGATTAGCTGACACATTATTCGACGCCGTAAAAACCTACTTTCCACCCGATATGACCCTGGAGCAAAAGGGCAAAATCTACATGGAGCTCCAGCGGTTAGAGCAGGAGAAACGCCATCAGGCCGACATGGCACTGATTAAGGCAGAGCAGACCCTGACCGAACGCATCAGCCAGCTGGAAGGCACCGCCAACGACCTCAAGACCCTGCCCATCATCGGCCATCTGATTCTATTTGCCCGAGGCTGCCAGCGCCCGATATGGGGCTTTTTCACTCTATACCTGGATTACCAGTGGTTCACCCAGTGGCAACTTTCCGAGCAGCAGCAGTCCGCCCTGATCGTGATCAACTTATTAGTCCTTGGTTTTCTATTCGGTGAGCGAGCCATCAAGAACGTGGCACCGTACCTGATCCAGGCGGCACAGAACCGACAACGCTGAGTCTTGCACAGCCCAGCGGACGGTGGCGCTAATAACATCCGCAGACGTGCCAGCAACTCCTTTCCCAAAAAAAAATGCTGGTGAGCGTTGGCAGAGGACAAACTGCCTCACCAAAGCCGGGAGGTAAAAGGCCGCCTCCCGAACCTTCAAGCAATAAATACCAAGGCAAAACCATGGGACGAATACGAACAGTCAAACCGGAGTTATTCAGAAACGAAGATTTATACGATGCCTACAAAGAAACAGGGCTTCCTGTCAGAACGGCATTCATCGCTTTACTGACCGAGTGTGATAGAGAAGGACGATTTAAGTGGAAGCCGAGATCATTAAAAGTCGCCTGCCTTCCATTTGATGATATTGATATGGAACGCGTGCTTCACACGTTAAACACACGTGGATTCATTAAAAAATACAGCCACCAGAAAGACGGTAGAACGGAGTTTTTTGGGTACATTCCCAGCTTCAAAAAACACCAACATATCAACAATAAAGAAAAAGAGAGTTTCCTACCGGCTCCAGATGCCCCGGACTCAGCAATAATAGAGCCCCTGACGTGTCGATCACACGTAGACCACGCGACAGTTACACGTTCCATAGGGAAAGGAAAGGAAGGGAAGGGAAAGGAACAAGGAAAGGAACAAGTCTTAAAAGACCCTTGTCGAGTTGACACTCGACCCGACGAAGACGAGCAGACCGGTGAAGTGATTTTATCCGGTGAGTCGCTGCCAGAAAAAACCGATCCAAAAGCCAGGGCAAGCAGCCAGCAAAAACAGGCCAGAGCCATCGATGACATTTTCCAGTATTGGCAGACCATCATGGATCACCCCAACGCCAGGCTGGACGAGAAACGTCGGAAGCTGATCCGCAACGCCCTGAAAACCGGCTATGCCGTCAACGACCTGAAGACCGCCATCCTCGGCTGCAGCTACACACCCCACAACATGGGCGACAACGACCGTGGCCAGCGGTACGACGGCTTGCATGTGATTTTCAAAAACGCTGACCAGATCGACCGATTTATCCACAACGCTATGAACCAGGAGAGCATGGATGCGAACCGAGAAAACCACCAGCGTGGCAAGAACGGGCTCACCTTCCTCGACAGAGACCTCACCGGCACACTTGACGAACTCTGGGAAAAGTCATGACAGCCCGACGTTGCAGGAGAAAAAAATTGGGTATTTCTTCAACCGGCTCGGTCGGATTTACGGTTCAGCCTTCAAGGTTCAATACCCGAACGACAGAGCCCTGCATGAAGCCTATCAGGAGTGGGGACAGGACATCGCTGACCTGAACCGCCCCCAAATGGACGCCGGTTTTCAAAAGTTGCGCAGAGCCATGACCGACGACCCGCAGGCCTGGAAGTTCCCGAACATCGCTGCAGTGATCAACCTGTGCAAGCCAAAGCCGGAAGACTTCGGGATGCCAGACTTACACGACGCCTGGCTGGAAGTGCAGAACCACAGCCATGAGCACCTGCAGCACAGCTGGTCGCACCGGGCAGTATTTATCGCAGGCCAATATACCAAGTGGTTCGACATTCGCAACGCCACCAGTCCGGATGAGCAGCGCACCATGAAAAAGCGGTTTGAGAAGGAATACCAGCGAGTGGTCATGCGGATGTTCATCACCGGCAGCGAGCAGCCCGTGGAAGCCATCGAACACCAGAACGTGGAGCTGACCCCATTCGAGAAAAGCGTGCGCCATAACGACCAGATCCATCAACAGGTCATGGTGCAACAGGGAATTAATCCACAGGGCGGGCGGCGGCAGTACCTGAACCGCCTGAAAGCATTGGGCTTATCCACCGGCAACAGGGACGAATCATGAGCAAATGGCAGGACAGGATTGTCGGCCAGGGCAAAGAGAACCCCGAGCAGTTACTGGCCAACCCGCAGAACTGGCGCATTCACCCAAAGAGCCAGCAGGATGCTCTCAAGGGAGCCCTGGATGAGATCGGCTGGATTCAGCAGGTGATTGTGAACCAGAGAACCGGGCATCTGGTGGATGGCCACCTCAGGGTGGAGCTTTCCATGCGGGAAGGCGAAACCGAAGTGCCGGTGATTTACGTCGACCTGACCGAGGCAGAAGAAAAACTGGCACTGGCCACCATCGATCCCTTGTCGGCGATGGCAGAGACTGACCAGGCCATGCTGGACAGCTTGCTGGAAGGATTGGAGGTACAGAGCGATGACCTGAACGGCCTACTGGAAAGCCTCGCCTCCGGAGAGTTGCTGGACGAAGCCGAAGACGGATTGATCGATGACGACGCTTGTCCGGATCCCCAGAAGAAGACCCACAGCAAGCCCGGTGATATCTGGATTCTGGGAGCCCACCGGCTCATGTGCGGCGACAGTACCGACCCGCAGCAGGTAGAGCAGCTGGTTCAAGCCCAACAGATGGACATGGTATGGACCGACCCACCCTATAACGTGGATTACCAAGGGGGCACTGCCGCACAGTTAACAATTCAAAACGACAAAATGGGTGATACCCAGTTCAGATCATTTCTCCATGACTTATTCACAGTCGCCTGCTTGTGGACAAAACCGGGTGGCCCTATCTACGTAGCTCATGCTGACAGTGAGGGGATCAACTTCCGCAGCGCTCTGGTGGAAGGTGGCTTTCTGCTCAAACAATGCATTGTCTGGGTCAAGAATACCTTCACGCTGGGCAGGCAGGATTACAACTGGCAGCACGAACCGATCCTTTACGGCTGGAAGCCAGGCGCTGCTCACCAGTGGTACGGCGAATTCAACAAGTCCACAGTCTTCGATGAAGAACCCGACTTCAAGAACATGGATAAGTCGTCCTTGGTCAACTACTGCCGGCAGCTTCGCAATCAGCTGAACACCAGCGTGATCAAGGAAGACAAACCCTCTCGCTCGGCAGAGCGTCCCACCATGAAGCCGGTCAACTTGATTGTTCACATGATCCGCAACAGCAGTACCCGACAGAACACAGTGCTGGATTTATGCGGCGGCTCCGGCAGCACCCTTATCGCCTGCGAGAAGTTGAGAAGGCAAGCCCGGTTGATGGAAATTGATCCAGCCTACTGCGACGTGATTATCCGGCGGTGGCAGGCATTCACCGGGCAACAGGCAAAACACCAGAACGGCAAAGCATTCAAAGGATAACCAGCATGGCATGGAAGCAACGCATCACCGGCAGCGGCATGGAAAGCCCAGAAAAGCTGATGATGAACCCAGATAACTGGCGCAGACACCCACAGTCACAGCAAGCGGCAATGGAAGGCGTATTAGACGACCTTGGATGGATTCAGCAAGTGATCGTCAACCAGCGCACCGGGCGACTCATAGACGGACACCTGCGAGTGGAGCTGGCCAGAAAGCACAAAGCCAAGGAGGTGCCCGTTATTTACGTGGATTTAAGCGAAGCAGAAGAAAAGCTCGCCCTCGCTACCCTTGACCCCATCAGCGCCCTGGCAGAGACCGACGGCGACACACTTCAACAGTTATTAGGGCAGGTAGAAACCGACAACGACGCCCTACTGGCCATGTTGGACGATTTAGAGCCACCCACCGCCCCTGAAGACCACGACCCCACCAGCGAGCCAGCACCGGAAGACGCTATCCAGGGAGCGCCCGCCGTTAGCCAAAAGGGTGACGTTTGGCAGATCGGTGACCACCGGCTCATGTGCGGCGACAGCACCAACCCCGACCACGTGAAGCAACTGATGGACGGCCGAGAGGCTCGCCTTTGTTTTACCAGCCCGCCCTATGGCAACCAACGGGACTACACCACTGATGGCATTACGGACTGGGACAAATTGATGACCGGCGTATTTGGAGCAAGCACCATGGGCAGCGCCATGCACAAAAGCGGCCAGGTGTTAGTGAACCTCGGATTGATACACCACAAAAACGAGTGGCAACCCTACTGGTACAGCTGGCTGGAGTTCATGCGGATCGACGGCTGGCGACGGTTTGGTCTTTACGTATGGGATCAAGGCCCCGGTATGCCCGGCGATTGGGCAGGCCGACTGGCTCCCGCCTTTGAGTTAATTTTTCACTTCAACAAAGAGAAGCGCAAACCCAACAAGATCGTGCCCTGCGAGGGAGCCGGAGAGGTCAGCCACCAGAACGATGCCGGGGGTATTCGCAGTAACGATGGCGAGGTAGGCGGCTGGACGCATTCAGGGCAGCCCATACAGGACTACAAAATCCCCGACAGCGTTATCCGCCTCATGAGACAGAAAGGCAGCATCGGTGATGGCATAGACCATCCGGCCGTCTTCCCGGTCACCTTGCCACAGCACCTGATGGAAGCCTACACCCATGAAGGCGAAAGCTGCTATGAGCCGTTTAACGGTTCCGGCACCAGCCTGATCGCCGCCCAGAACAGTGGACGATGGATGCATTCAATGGAGCTGGCTCCCAAGTATTGCGACGTAGCACTGGAACGATTCAGACGCAAATTCCCAGAGGTAGAGATCACCCACCAGCAGACGGGCAAACCTCTGCAGACCCTTATCGAAGAAAAGCAGGAGGACGGGTGATGAATAGGGTACTTAGATATGGGACTAACGAACTATTGGGGGGGGGGGAACCATACAACTACAAATTTGTCGAAATTGAACTATCAATCGTAAAAGGTGATAAACACATGAATTTAACAGATTTCAATGCAAGTAGTGCAGTTTCAAACACTGAAGATAAGCCTCTCGATTTAAGGAAACAGGCTGTTATAGATCGAGCAAATCAAAGCTCAACGTCATTTTTCAGAGATGTAACAACTTCACAAGCGACTACAGTCCTTCAAGAAAAAGGGGGAGCAAGTAATGAGAGTCCCGTTACTTCAGACCGCAGCGAGAGAAAGTGCCAAGTAACCACACCAGAAAACCTGGTTGCTGGTAGGCAGAGTCCAATGCCTTCAGGATCAGGTCAGGCAGCACGTCACCCCTTCGAATTTTATTCCTTTGCTGGATTTTATGGTCAAACTCCACAGACTTATGACCAGCAGTACCAGCAGTACCAGCAGTACCAGCAGTACCAGCAGTACCAGCAGTACCAGCAGTACCAGCAGTACCAGCAGTCCAGTGAAGCAGCAGCGCCATTAAAAGACAGAAAGGTTTTTAAATGTAAATGGGAAGGTTGCGGGAAAGAATTTACAGACGGTAGTAATCGGTCAAGGCACATGCGACTTCATACTGGAGAGAAGCCATACAAATGCCGTTCTTGTGAATACGTTTCAATTTATTCAAGCCATATAAATTCCCATTTTAAGACAAAGCACTCGGAACAATCCCAGGATGGCCAAAAGTGGGTGCGTGTTCCTCAGCCAGATTCAACATCTAGGCCAACCCATACCAACCGCTCGACAATGGAATAGACCTCAACATTAGGTTCAAAAAGCATAAGGACATGAGCATGAACCCGTTTACCTACAACACCCTCCTCCAGAAAGAGACCGCTGATTATTGGAAGCACCCGACCAAAAAACGAGCGCCAAAATCTCAGCGGAAGAAAAAGCGAAAAGTGCAGAAAATCGCCCGTCGAGCGAGCCGGAAATAAGTTCGAAAACTGGAACGCATAAGGAGTGGAACGCCATGGCTATGGAAACCAGTAAAAAGCATATCAAAAACAAAGAGCTGCAACGCAAAGCACTGGAGCTCCGTACCCTGGGTCTTTCCTTTCAACAAATTGCAGACCAATTAAGCGTTTCAAAGAGTGTGGCATACCGCGCTGTAACCAAGGCTCTGGGTGAAGTCGAAGAAGAAACCCGACAGCTTGCCAAGTTGAACAAGACCCTGGATTTGCAGCGGCTGGATTGGATTATCCGGGAAGCCATGAAGCTGGCACTGAAAGGGGATTTGCAGGCAATGGACAGGATTATGAAAGCCATTGACCAGCGAGCCAAAATTTACGGCTTTGAAGCTCCAAAGAAGATCGCCCACACGACACCTGACGGTGAAGAACTGGCGAGCCAGGGCATCGTGGTGGTGCCCTCACCCATGGATTTAGAACAGTGGCTTGAGGAATACCAAACCAACAAGGACGAAGGATGATTACCGTTAAAACCCAACATTTTGTCATGACCTGTCAGGGCATAACACCTCAGGCAGCCCGAAATATTTTGAAACTGGCTGAAGGTATGACGCAACGCCAAATCGCCGCTGAAGAAGGCGTGACTCATCAGTGTATTGAGATACGACTAAGGGCTGCCAAGCAAGCCTTTAATGTCAAAACACCGATCCAGCTGGTTGCAAGATGCATGACCATGGGGCTGATTAAGGAGAGAAAAGAGCATGGCTAAGAAACCGGTTTACAGCATGACAGTCAGTCAGGCCAGGAATGACAAAAACAACTGGGCATTACATCTGTCAGAAGATCGTAATCAGGAGAAAGAAGAAACCATGGTGTTCTGCCAGTTTACCAGGCACCCCATGATGGACGAAGACAGTATGAACGAGATGATGGGTGAGCTTGCCCATATGATCGTTGCAAAGTATCACGACTACCAACAGCGGAAAAAAGAGGCGAACCGGCACGAAAAAATAGCCAAAGGTGTGGTGAAGGATTTTTTCAGTCGCATGAAGAAAGCGTGAGGCATGCGTGTCTGTCACCTGGTCACCCCAACCCGGCCCACAGACCGCCCTGCTCACCTGCCCTATTGAAGACATTCTCTATGGTGGTGCTCGGGGCGGAGGCAAGACCGACGGATTTTTGGGCAAGTGGCTGATGAGGTCACAGGTTTATGGCGGCAAGTGTAAGGGGTTGTTCGTCCGCCGCAGTATGCCAGAGCTTGATGAGGTGATAGGCCGAAGCCAGGAGATATTTACGCCATTAGGCGCCCTCTGGAAAGCGCAAAAGAGCACATGGGTTATGCCCAACGGGGCTATTTTAAGACTCCGCAGCTTGGAGCGTGACGCTGATGCGGGCAAGTACCAGGGACACAGCTACACCGATGTTTACATCGACGAAGGCGGCAACTTTCCCAATCCGGACCCCATCGACAAACTGAACGCCACCCTACGAAACCCTCACGGCATCCCCTCCAGTTTTAACGTGAGCGCAAACCCCGGCGGCCCGGGTCACGAATGGATTAAAAAGCGATACATTGACCCTGCTCCATTTGGTATGAAACCAGTAAAAGACGATACCAGCGAAGCAAAACGTATTTATATACCAAGCAGACTGGAAGACAACCGTCTGCTGATGGATGGCGATCCCGGCTACATAGCCCGCCTTAAAAAGTCAGGCCCACCGTGGCTGGTGCAGGCATGGCTCATGGGCGATTGGAACGCCACACCGGAAGGCGGCCTCATTAAAGCGCAGTGGTTCAAACGCTACAACGTACTGCCCTCGGAATTTTTAAGAGTTATTCAAAGTTGGGATACCGCCTATAAACCAGAACAGGTGAACGACCCGAGCGTCTGCACCACCTGGGGCGAAACCCGACACGGCTGGTATTTGTTGGACGTATTCAGGGAGCGCATGGAGTACCCGGCACTGAAACGGGCAGCAGCCAGCCTATACGAGGCATGGCGACCCCAAGGGGTATTGATTGAGGACAAGGGCAGCGGGCAGAGCTTGATACAGGAGCTGCGACAGGGCGTCGGGATGGGAAAGACCAAAGTCAGAATTCCCGTTATTCCCATCGACACCAAAGGCATTAACAAGGTAGACCGATTGATCGCCGTATCCAGCCTGTTTGAAGCCGGTATGGTTTACCTGCCCGAGGTATCACCGTGGACATTGGATTATGAAATAGAGATGACCATCTTTCCCCTCGCCCCCCACGACGATCAGGTGGACAGCACCAGCCAGTTTTTAAAGTGGGCCCATGAGAACAGCGCCAGCTTTGACCATGCTGCCAGCGGCAGGAAGCGAGTGGGCATGGCGGCAATGGACGACGGTCAGAGCATACAGAGCAACAAGGGCTACGGCAGTGTCCGAGGAAATAACGACTTCAGAGGCTATTAGCAGGGAGCGAAACGATGCCAGACAAGCCAACACTGGGTGAGATCGCCCAAGCCGACCACGGCATTCTGATGAGTAAAGCCTACACCCACATGCTGATGGAAAACCCGGACAGTGTCCTCCAGCAGCGAGGCCGGGACATGCGACTCTATGACGAGTTGCTACGGGACGACCAGGTGAAACCCTGCTTTCAGCAACGCAGACTGGCCGTGACCCAATCTGAGTGGGACGTGGAACCGGCCAGCGAGAGCAGTGAAGACAAAGCCGCAGCGGAATTTATTAAAGAGCAATTAAATAGCCGCAACTTTGATGACATTACTGACAAGATGCTGTTCGGCGTCTTTTACGGCTATTCAGTAGCTGAGTGTCTGTGGGCATACGACGGCAACAGAATTGTTATAGACGATATTAAGGTCAGAGACCGCAGCCGTTTTAAGTTTGATCTGGAAGGCAATCTGAGACTGATTAATATTCAGCATCCAAACGGCATGAAGCTACCAGAGAAAAAGTTCTGGGTATTCAGCGCTGGTGCCGACCACAGCGACAACCCCTATGGCATGGGGCTGGCGCATTACCTTTACTGGCCGACCTTTTTTAAGCGAAACGGCATTAAGTTCTGGCTGATATTTCTGGAAAAGTTCGGCATGCCCACTGCAGCGGCCAAACTTCCCCCCGGGCAGGCGCAAGACCCCATCGAGCGAGAGAAAGCCCTGCAGGCACTGGATGCCATACAAAGCGACAGCGGCGTGGTGATTCCCGACAACGTAGTCATCGAACTAATCGAAGCCGCCAGATCCGGCACCGCCGACTATGACGCTCTTTGTCAGCGTATGGACAAGGCGATCAGCAAGGTGATTCTCAGCCAGACCATGACTACAGATGATGGCAGCAGTCGCAGCCAGGCGGAGGTTCATCAAGAGGTTCAGGAAGCGGTAATTAAAAGCGATGCTGATCTGATTTGTGAGAGCTTCAACCAGCAAGTAGTTGCCTGGCTGACCGAATGGAATTTTCCCAACGCTACCCCGCCCCGAGTATGGCGAAAGACCGAGCCAGAAGAAGACCTGATGGCCAGGGCAGAACGGGACAACAAGATCAGTACCCTCGGCTATGAACCCACCGAAGACTATATCCGGGAAACCTATGGCGAGGGTTGGAAGAAGAAAGAAGCCAGTCCGTTACCACCCATGGGCGCAGGTGCACCAGAACTGCCTCCGGAGTTTTCTGAGATATCCACACTGACTCAAAAACGAGCCAATCACCGGGCAGATATGCAGTCACTGGTGGATGCTGCTGAGTATTTGGGTACCAAATACCAAACCATGTATGGCAAGCGGGTGGAGCAGCTGCTGAACTATTTGGAGGAAACCGATGATGTGGCTACCTTTCGGCAGAAATTAGTAGAGATGATGAAGGAGCCGCCTGCAGATGAGGCGGTGGAGACAGTTAGGAATGCTTCGTTTTTTGGGCGGTTGATGGGGTTGGTTTCTGGTGGTGCAAAATGAATGAACCCAGTGTTGAACTCATGGCTCTCGTTGATTAACGTTTCTGGAAAATATCGTTGCTGAAGGTCCGCTGAAAATATGTGGATCTCGGTATATAGAAATTTCAAATAACAAGGATGCAAAGCTTTTAATTTCGATACTATTAATAGTATTTTCCAATCCTAAAATGAGCCTGAAAAGAGCATAAGCCAGTGATTTCAGGCCTTTCGTTCAAATATGGTTTTAAATAGCGATTCTCTGGCGGACTGGAGTTGTTCAGCCGCCTCGTTATCGCTCATTGATTCAGCCTTTGACTCAAGTGCATGCGGCGGAGTTCCTTCCTTCAAATATTGTTCCCAATCAGGCAACGATTTCAGCTTTTCATAAGGTGTCATCATATTTTCATAATGGTACTTCTTTCTCTCTTTTCCTTTTGCGTCAGTAATGACCTCAGGGAAAAAGCAAGGTCTGTGAAAATTGATGTAAGGTGTCAGGTAGTTTTTATTGAACTCGTTCACTTCTGCAGCATGATGTTGGGGTATATGAGCATAGCCCAACATCTTCCTGACAATTGCACCATTTTTCGATTCAACAAGTGCATTGTCGTTTGTCTTGCGCGACCTGGATTTTGTGAACTTTATATGAAGACTGTCCAGTAAATCCGCTACACGGTAGTTGATGTATTCAGAACCATTATCTGAGTGGAAACCCTTTAATTTAAAGGGAAAGGTAGCCAATATCTCTTCAAGCACTGGTATCAGAAAGGTCTCATTGATTTGTTCAACCGAGCAGACCACCTGAAACTGGGTGACCTCATCTACTGCATTGATATGGTACAACCCTTTGACCTTATCCTGTTCCCCCTGATGAACAGTATCAATCCTGATAAAACCTGGCTGACCATCAGGCTGCGGTTTACGTCGAGTTCCGATAGCGCGTTTGACAGGTCGAGTGACGTTTTTATACTGACGGACGGTTTGGTATGCCTTTGACTGGCGCAAGTTGTAGAGGTGTGAAACCGAGATATCAGCCAATCGCTCATAACGGCAGTCACCACGCTGATAAGCCCGCTCACAGATCTTCTTTATAGTCGGGCCATTAAGCCCGTCATGAAGCCGATCAGTCTCTGCAAGAAGCCGAGTATCCGCCTTGGTATACCGAGACTTAAACCCATTGATTGTCCGCTGTTTACGCTTAAGGCAGCCTCGGGTGAGGTACGCCTTGATCAACCGGGTAATCTGGGCTCTGGAATAGCCTGAAGCAATCATTAAATATTGCTTGATTATTCCTTTTTCTGACTTGTTCAGATTACAGTATCGGAAATGCCTGAGAGTTGTTTCAATCCATTGATAACACTCATCTTTTGACTCCCAGCCTGGCTCTAAACTCGTCGTTGTCTGAAGTAGTTCCTTTACCTGCTTGAGCGTTTTAATAAGCCGTGTATTCATTACGCCATGTGCGACTTTTAGGTTTGCATAAGGAGACATGACTGAACCTGCTTTCTGCTATTAAAAGCAGTAAAAAGCAAAAAAGAAGGTTTCAGTCATGCCCGTTGAAGAGTTTATCACTACAG